TTCGAACGATGCAGAACCAGCGTAGTGATCCAGCGTAGTCTGATGGGTCGGAGCAAGCGTGCCCCTTAGTTGGTCTAAAGCCCGCGTCTGAAATTCAGGACGCAGCTTGAAACTGGATACATTCTGCAGCTTGACCGTAGAAGTCGTAACCGCCGTTCCGAACGCAGTCTGCCATGCGGACTGTAAAACATTATGCGCATTAAGCATCTTTCACCTCTGATTTTTCTTTCTCTTTTTCATACAGCCCAGCTTTCAAGGCTGCCTTCTGGATTTCTTTCGGCAGCTCCGCCCATTCCTCAGCACTCATGTCCCGCGCCGGAACGCCAGCGAAGTAGCCTTCACCTTTGTAGATATATTTATCCACTTGCTACCTCCGTGATATTCAACTGGCATAACACGCCAGCATAAAACCGCCCGCTTCCGCGCGGCCATTCGTACTCGCCAGGCGTCATTGATGCAGACTCCAAAGCGGTGTTTTGGTGAGGACATCTAAACGTCCTCAGCATGTCAACGTACTTGCCGGCATAGTCAACGATCTCGGGCGCAAACTCCCTGAGCCCAATCCCCTGCTCGCTCGCCTGCCAAAGCATCAGATCGGTTATCTGCCATGTGATCGTCACCCCCGTCCCAATCGCGATAAATGACATATCCCGCCCCTCGCCAGGATTGCCCCCAACTGGAAGCAATAGCCTGCACGGCAGGTGCGAGGTTGTGATATTCTCAGGCAGTTCGTCCAGCCCGAACACGGTCGGTGTCTTGCCGGAAGTGGTTGTCACCGTCTTCGCTTCAAGCGCTTCGTAAACGTTGGTAATTACGCTCATATCCCCAACCGCCTTTTATACCGGTCAAGTAATTTCTGCACATCCGAAGGCAGCCCTGAAGGCATAATCGTTACGCCGTCACCCGTCACAAGCGGTCGGTCAATGTCAGCACTGGTATCCTTTTGCCGGTAGATAAAAGCCGCAAGCCTTATGCAAGCATGAGTAATGTCAGCAGGTGCAGTCGCAGAATAGCCCCATGTGCCAGCCACGCTGATTTCACTATCTGAATCGTCAAACTCCCAACTATAATCCTCATCCAACTTGATAATCCATTTCGGATCGTCATTACGCGGCAATAGTCTGTAATTGCCAGAAGCAATCTCAACCGCATTGCCGTTAGTCAGTTTTGTAACAGTCAGCAGATCGTAGCCATAGAGATTCAATTCCCGCCCGTACGTGTCGTCTGAGTTGAAATACTTTGTGGCGGTCTCTGCTTCAAAATGCCTGCCGGTGTAAGCGTCAATCACCCCTTCAGCACGTGTCAGCAGGTCGGTCAGCAGGTTATCATCGCCGTTTGTGGTGATACCCAGATAATCTTTCAGGTTGCTTAGGTTCGCGTATGCCATTACTTCACCGCTTTAACCTTGCTTTTAGGCTTCATGACCACTTTTACAGCCGGCTCTACTGCATAGGTGATAAACCCACAGCGCATGTAATCATCCACATATTCCTCAGGCATGTCGGCGGTCGCGCCCTCTTTATACGGCACGGACTTTCCGCCTATGTTAGCCACAAATTCGCGCATAACATAAATCTTGATAGACTCACTCATAGCATCACCTCTCTCAAACGGGACCAACACATCGCCATCCGGCTTTATATGCCCGCAAATAACGTCAAATCTGCATATCTGTCTGAAGCCGTTCCTCATACAGTCAGCGGCAAATGGCATGTCCGGGCTCGGATGCCCGCCAATTTCACTCCGCCTCATATCTAATTTTTCCAACACCTTGCGCCGGATCAACGTACAGCCAAAACCCACACCGCTTACTTCGATCCAGCCTTGCGCTTTTGCCTTGTTCACAATCTCAGGAAACATGGTCAAACTCGCATCAGGCCATCTGGAATTCACAGAACGAAGGGCATTTAATACCGGTTTGAAATGGCGAAGCAGATACAGTCCATAAACCACATCCGCATCCATTGCAAGCATTTTCACCAGCGCATCTTCAGGGATTATCATGTCGTGCTCAACAGTGAACAGATAATCGTAATCGCCGGATAACATTCTCTGCCTCGCATAGCGATATTGATAAAGCGTATTCTCGTGATCCTGCTTACTGTTTCCAGTTAACCCATTTGGATTGTTTGTGCTTATCTCAACTTCGAGCTCAACACCATCTGGAATAGTTAACTTTTCAATGCTTTCCCGCGTCTCTTTATGAATTGCCAACTTCCCGCCTGCCAGCTTATAGGTCGGACAGAATAATAATATTTTTACCTTATCAGCAGAGGCACCGGAAGCCACAACATAAATGTCATGTCCCTCATGGATGTTTTTCAATTCCCCAATTGGTTTCACAGTGCCTCTGCTTCGTTAATTAGTCAGCCTAAGCTGATGGGTGGGTTGCGTACTGGAACGCCTCTGCCTGCAGAACTGCACAGCCGAAGCGGTAGGTAGCCAAAATGCCAACCTGCCCTGTGTCAGCATAAAGCTCATTCAAGCGGCGGATTCTCAAACCGCGATTGGTCACAAAGCCCATGTAGTTGAAGTTGCCAAACATCAAAGACTTGGCGCTCGCTGCAATATTAGCCACATTGCTATTCAGCACTACCGGATAGCCTTCCAGCGTTGGGCCGTCAACAGTACCGCTCAAGCGAGCCACACCGCTCGTGAATACGAACGGGTTGCCGCTCAAGCCTTTCAGGTAGAACCAGGTCGCGGGGTCCATAACCCAAGCCGCGCCTGTGTGATACGGTGATCCGAGCTTCCCCATCAATTCAGGGATTTCAGCTGCACCGATAGCAGATGCTGAGTCAAATGACAATCCAGCCGTGCCGCCGACAAACGCGCCTTGCGGCTCGGTCGAACCCGCACCGATCAAAGCGTAGTAGTTTTCAGTGTCAGCCACTGCGCGACCGATAGCGTTGGTCAGGAATGCCTCAAGATTACTGTTTTCATCTTCCAATAGTTCTTCAGATATCTTGATTAACTTGGTGAACTTATAAACCGGAACTGAAACCTGCGCGAAAGTAGGCTCTTCTTCAGCAGCACTAATCGCACCTTCTTCAGCCACCAGTGTAAACTTGGCAAGGCTCGCGTTCTCAGTCGGGAAGTTGTATTTATCCCGATCGGTGGTAACCCGCATCAAACCGAGTTTGCTGATAATCGATTCCTCGTCGCGCTTAGCGATAATCGAACCATATTCATCGTCAGGGACGAGATAACCACCTTCTGTGGTCGTGCCTTCCTGCAAGGCGGCTTTTGACGCCTTACGGATATTGGACACCTCTCCAGTGCGCACATAATCCCAAAATGCGCTTTTATAGCTTTTCTCGCCGAGACCATCGATCACAGCGGGCGCTTTTATGGTTCTCTCTCCCCGTTCAATGCCAGGTGCGGCTTTCAGTTCGTCAATAATTGACTTTCTCATGGATTCAAGTTCAGCCTTGATATCCACTTTAGGCTCTTCAGCCTTTACTTCGTTTTCGACGATTTCTTTTTCGTCCATTTTATTTTCCTCCTTAGGAATTGTTGAAATTGATTTTTGTTCAGCTTCAACCGATTCCTCGACCGCATCCACCGCTGATCCCTCAGCCTCTGGGATTGCCTCCGCGATTACTTCGGCTTTTGCTTCGATAACGGCAAAATCATTTGCCGGTTTTCGCCATTCATTCATGTCAAACAGCGCCAGTTCCCCAACCGGCCACACGCTTATCAGTCCGCCCGCGCCTTTTCTAACCAGGTGGCTCACTGCCCCACTTGATGCCCGTAAGCTGTCAAGACTCGCTTTCATCAACCGCTGCGCCAGGGGTTCGTCTGCGTCTAAAACAGGATCGAACCAATGCCCGCGTTCATCTGCCCCTACATAGGTGGCTTTGCCAATTAGCGCCGGCACGTCCTGCTTTTTGCCCATTTCATCTGGATCGAAACCATGATAGTAGGTGATATTCACTTGATCGCCGGTTTTCAGCCAGATGTCGGTATCGGAAGTAAACGTCTCTCCGTCCAGATCGCGCCCCTGCACCGGCCCGCCATACGGGACACCCAGCACGCGCCAGCCAGTCTCAAGATACTCTCCATCTGCCTTCAAGCGCTTTTCGGCATCAACCTCGCGCTCGACAACCCCCTCAGGCACTTGTATTTTTATTCTATACGTTTCAGACATTCGCTACCTCTTGTTCTAATGCTTGCTTTATTCGTTGTTTGATCCCTGTCCCATAAAGCGACTCTGCTCTGTTCACGGTCAGCCAGCCGCTTACACTGTGCCCATAAGCCTGGTTATCACCCTGCACGCGTGAGGCGTAGCTAACACCTTCAACGCCCACTTTTACAGTCCATCCGCCGCCGGCAGAGACGACTTTCCAGTTATCCCTAAGCTTGTATGTCCTTTTATATGGCACGCTGATATTTCCATGTTTCAGGTGATAGAAGAACCCGCGCCGGACTTTGTCATTCGACTTGATAAGTGGGTTAGGAGAATAAACCCTCGTGGGATAGGTTGACATTTTCCCGCGCAGTACATTACCTTCTGCGAGTATCTGCCTCTTAACACGCTGCAATTGTTCCAGCTTCGTTAGCTTAGCCACCAGCTCTTCCGCGCCCTCAACTCTTATCTGGATATCCACAGTGCCCTCTGCTTATCGGTCAACCCTGACTCCCAGTCATGTCGCACTCTGCAATTACAGCGCGGATGAAGGGGAGGCTCGACCCCATCTGTGATCGGTAGATTATCGCGGATCAAACAATCAGGGCAAACATGCCCGCTTCTGTCAGTCATCCAAATCGGGACTAAATGGATATTGCTTTCTTTTTCGATTTCCTTCACCAGGGCGTTTTCACCGCCAACAGCCGCCCTCGTAGTTTCTGTTATCGCAATCATCTCAGACCTGACAGGATTTTTGTATATCTTATCGAGTTCTGCAATTAACTCCATGCGCGACATGCCAATCTCATAATATTTTGTGACCAATCTACTCACACCCTCATAATTTCGATTAAATAATCGCTGCAACTCAAAATCGAGATGATTTCGCGCCCAATCTGCCGCGTCATTGATGATCACAATCCAATCACTCGGGCCAACGCCATAATTTTCCATCGCAACTTGTGCTTGCTGCACAAATACATCAACCAGAATCGGCTCAGCATCCTTTTGGATATGCTTCCATCCGCTCTGCCAGTAATCGTGAGGCACATTGCTCAAATTAGGTGGATCGCCCAAATAGCCGATCAACGTGTCGCCTTCTACCGACAGTCCCTTGCTAAGTACCCGCGCCAATCTGCGCTCAACTTCTCTAAGGCTGATTATTTCAGGCATTATGGATAATTCCTCCACGCGATCGCAGCGTCAAACACCCGCTTTACATCCTCGGCGCTCTTTACATTTTCAAGCGCACCGCTTATTGCCCCATGAAGCGAAGGCTCAATCAAGCTCGATTCAAACTCACGCAAGCCCTTGCCTTCTCTGATCCGCTTTTCCGCCATGCGCTGCCATTTGCGCAATTCGCCTTCCTGCTCGTCAACCGGCTCTGATCCTGCCACATCCTCGCGCTCGTCCATCTGCTCTTGATGCGCGTTCAGCATTGCCTCCTGTTCGCCTGTCAGTTCGTACCCAGCCAGTTCAAGCGCAAGTTCAATCGGCATCCCAGCCAGTGTCAGCTTATTCAACAGATCCGCCCGGTCGCCTTCGTCTTCCTGGAATATGTCCATCTTCTCGAACTTGAATTCCAGCCGCATGCCGTCCTGCTCTAATAACTGCGTATTCAAGGCATCCGCGAAAATCCGCGCTCTTGGCTTGATCGTATCCTCGT